TCTGCAACAAAAGCAGAACTCCTTAAATTAATCCCGAAGGAATAATGCAATGAGCTTTATTACTGTAGATGACGCAAATTCAATTTTGGGCAGCGATTTTGCACCAGACAGTGATAAAGCTCGTCTGGTAAAGCTGGCTAATGTTTGGATGAAAAACGGATTGGTTTTGTACCAGATCCTATTGATCCACTTCTTAAAGACGCGGCTTGTGAAATTATCAAAGGAATTCTGGCCAAAGTAATTTATAACGGCAAAGACCAGCAGTTGAARCGTAAGAAAGTTAAAGCTGATTCTGTTGAGTCAGAAAAAGAATATCAGGACGGATCTGAAGCAATCTCTAGCTTTGAACAGATAGCAATTGATTTTATTGATTCACTTGAATTGAAAGATCCAAATGCAAGTTTTAATGGCTTTGGCATACCACTTTACAGGGCATGATATGGGCTTACGTGACGAAATTCAGGCAGATATTGCTGAAGCATTTAATGAGGATCTGGCGGATGCGGTCCAAACATTTACATGTGACAGGGTTGTTAGTACCAACTGGAACCCTAAAACAAACACCTCTGAAAATGTCATTGAGCATTATGAGGGGCGTGGCGTTCTGTTTGGCTCATACAATCAATATGAAATACAAACTCTCGGAGTACTGGCCACAGATAAAAAGGCAACTGTGCTGCAGAATGAAGTTACCAAAGAGCCGATGATTGATGACGAATGGAGTACGGCGCAAGGTACATATCGCATCATGCATATCAAACAAGATCCAATCAGTGCAAGCTGGAAATGTCAGCTTCGAAAAGTGTAGGGGCTAAAATGGTTAATACCGAATATGTTCCAGAGTGGTACATCACACCTTTTCAGCATGTGCAATACACGCTTGCTAGAAATCAGCTTCACATGGATTTGTTATTTGAAGATATGGATGAAGCTGATCAATTTTTGGATATGGGAGCGGATGCACAGGTTAGTACTTTTTCTGATGGTGCATATGCAATCGTCCAAATTGGTGATACGGCGGATAAAGACAAAATTCAAGTATATGGATTGCTTTTACATGAAGCGGTTCACGTTTGGCAAATAGTAAAGAAGCGAATGGGTGAAAGTGAACCAAGTGTTGAGTTTGAAGCATATTCAATTCAAGCGATCGCTCAAGACCTATTTGAAATGTACGAAGCAAGCGAGGTGAGCAATGGGATGGAAGGGGAAAAAGCCGACTAGCTTTAGTGTTGATGTGGTGAAAAATGCTGAAGAACAAGTAAAGAAAATCACGATGGATACCGTGCAATCACTTGTAGTTTCGAGTCCAGTTGATACAGGTGCTTACAGAGCTTCTCATATCGTATCTATTGGAACTGCTGATTATGGTGTTCGTGAACCATCAACTAATCCAGTTCAAGATGCAGCAGTTCAAGCAGTCAAGTTTAAGCTTGGAAATCTGATCTTTATTCAAAACAACAAAGCCTATGGTCCGCGATTAGAAAACGGTTGGTCTGATCAAGCACCTCTTGGTATTTACAGCACTACTTTCACTTACATTACTCAAAAATATGGTGGCTAAGATGCCAATGACATTAGAGCAAGCTAGACAAGCAATAGTCGACCGTATGATGGCCTTTACAGGAATTTCTCAAGAAAGAATCCATTATCCAAATGCACCAGGCTTCTTAGCACCAGCAAAGGGCTTATGGTGCCGCTTAACCATTAAATGGGGTCCAAGTTTCATTGCTGGGTTAGCCGATACACCCTGTACTCGACGTACTGGGAATATCTTGATTCAATGCTTTGCAAGACCAGACACGGGAGACCAGGCAATAACCATTCTAAGTGTTGCATTACTTTCACATTTTGAATATTTCAGGATTGGGCATTTAGAATGCTTTCAAGGTCAAACGATAGATGCGGGTAAAGATGCTGACTTTCTGCAGTACAATGTGACGATTGGATTTACGGTGAATTGATATGTCTTACATGCTGACGCTAGAAGAAATTGAAATTAAAAAACAAGAGCTTGAACGACACTTGGCAGATGTAATGGCTAAGGAGCTAAGTAAATGGCAGTTGTCTAATAAATTATGTATTTCTGATGTAAAAATTCGCCTCGCTAATGTTAATAGCATAAATGGACCAAATTTAAATATTGTTACTGGAGTAAGTGTCGATTTAGATAATGAGCTTTGAGTTCAAGAAAAAGCTACTGCAAGGCGATTATTTTTAATGACCTCAGCATATTATCATTTGTGATTACATTCTGTTACAGTAATGGAAATTTATAACAAATGGTAAAACATGAAAAAATCAACTTTAGGCTGGGGTGCCGCAGGATTAGTAGCTTTAGGGATTTTTGGTTCAGGCAATGATAACTCTCCAAAACAAACTTCAGACTCAGAAAATGCGCAGAGTGCAGTAGAGGAAGTTATCGAATCAAAATATATCAACACTAATTCTTTAAATATTAGAGATAAACCAAACGGTCAAGTAGTAGGAAAGTTAGGACGTGGGGAAAAAGTTGATATTTATGAGATGAAAGGAAACTGGGCACGTATTTCCTTAAATTCCTCATCACCTCAGTGGTTATCAACAAAGCTATTATGTGAAACGGATGGCTGTTTTAAACAAAAGTCTCGATCAACCACGTCAAATAATTATCAGGCCTTAAAATCTCATCCTCATCATTCTGAAAGAAAACAGAAAAAAACCTACTACGATAGTGATTGTTCATGTGCTGTGGTGGATTATTGCGTGGGTCCTAGAGGTGGGCACTACTGTATTACGAGTGGAGGAAACAAGAGATATAAACCTAGATATTAATTAATTTGAATTATGAGACCTCCATTTTGAGAGGTACTTTATGTCTTAATCACTACCACCTCATCGGTGGTTTTTTTATGTCTATAGGAATCACTTATGAGCAATTTTGTATTTAAGCGTGGTGACACTTTCAACTTAAATCTTCAGCTAGTTGATATGGATGAAGCCCTGCAATATCCACCAGATGATGTGCGCCGTGCAATTGATCTTACAGGTTATACCTTCACTTCACAGGTTAAAGCTCTGGCTGATGGTGCTACTGTGGCCACATTAACTTGTACTGCATTAAGCCAAAGCACACAGAAAGGGTGGCTGAACATTAAATCTAGTGCAAGCACTGCAACTTGGCCTTTAGGGCTGTGTCAGATGGATATTAAAGCTGTAGTTAGTGGCACTACACAGCACACTGAAACTTTGACTTTCCAAGTGATTGACGGAGTAACAGCATAATGGCAAATCTTGTTTTTAAATTTAGTTGGGATCATCGGCCATTCCCATATAACGCCTCACAGGGCAAGCGGCAGTTTATGTTGCCATTTGCGTCAGGTATTCCCAATCTGGCACCCAACTTTTCTCAAGTAGTTGGTACTGCAGCTATCTCTCAAGGTGGAACGGGGGCAACTACAGCGGCTGGTGCACGAGCTAACCTAGGCGCAGCTGCAAGTGGGGTAAATAGTGATATTAGTGAGCTTAAGGGACTTACAACCCCTTTATCAATTTCTCAGGGAGGATTAGGAGCTGATAATGCACAGACAGCTAGAATGAATTTGGGGTTAGGAACTGCTGCTGTACTAGCGTCAACAACAAGTCAATATGATCCTACGCCGGGACGAGCACTAAGAGTCGGTGATTGGGGGATAGGGGCTGAAGGTTCTCGTGTATCTGATATGGTTGCTCCTCTTAATAATGGTTTTTTTCGAACAGATGACACTTTAACAAATGATACTGGTAATAGTATTGGTCCTTATGGTYTCTTTTTACACTGTACCCGACGCTCAATGGGTTTATATACAAATGGAAGTCATTCATTTCAGCTTGGGAAAGCTGCCTCACATTCTGCCCTGAAGTATCGATTTAATAATAGTGGTACTTGGTCTAATTGGTTTAATTTATTGACTGCACAAAATACTACAACTGATGGAAATGGTTTTATTAAAGCCGCTTCACCAGTCGTTAAGCTTTTCCAAAGTCATATTGAGCTAAATAACGATGCTGCCAAGCAACCGATCACTTTTGACAAATTAGGCACTGGTGACTATCTGATTAAGGGCTCTTTAGGCTTTGCACAGGAAGGTTGGTATATCGAAGTACCTAAGGATGCCAACGGTAATACGGTAGTAGCAGTTGAATATTCAACCTTAGAAAATGGTGATCTTTCTATTAAAACTTATAAACGTAAGTTTGATGTGGAAAAGGCAGCCATTGTAGCTGATCTCGAAAATCCACTTGATATTCCAGAAGGCCGCTGGATTGATATCCGTCTGCATGAAGAACCTGAACCAGAGCCTGAAGAGCCGTTGAGTGAAACACCAGTGGATTTCCAGCCGACTAACTTATCTCAGGCAGTTGCTGCAGCCATGAATGGCGTGGAACCGCCAGAAATCTCAGAAACAGACGAAACACTTTAATAACCCGCTTAAACAGCGGGTTTTTTATTGCCTAAATTTTGGAGAACCATAAATGAGTTCAGGCGCAAAAATTCGATTATATGCTTGTGAGGAAGCAGTTTTAGGAACAACTCCTGCAAATCCAGTCTGGTACACCGTTCGCCGTGTTACTGATAGTTTGACTGAAAATGTTACTACTGAAGATAGCAGTGAAGTAGTTGATTCACGTTTTCGCCAAGGCGCTGTTGTAACGGAAGCCGAAGTAACTGGTCAACTAGAGTTTGAATTATCACTAGGTACCTTTGACTTATTCTTAAATGTTCTCGCTTTCAATAACTGGGCTGCAAATGCTTTAAGTTTTGGTGGTGGAGTACGTAAGTCTCTTACCTTGGTAAAAGTCTTTGAAGATATTGGTCAAGTCTTTATTTATCGTGGTATTCAAGTGAATACAGGTGAAATGACGATCCAGACCACAGGCAAAATCACTGGTAACTTTGGTTTAGTAGGTAGCTCATTTACGCGACAGCAGGTTAATCCTGTTACAAATCCTATTCCAGCATCGACTCGCCCTCTGGTGAGTATGCCAAATGTTGAAAAGCTACTTATTAATGGTCAATCAATTCAGGGTAAAGCTTGTCTGCAGACACTTACCATCAACTTTAGTAATAATCTGGAAGCGATCCGTTGTATCGGTTCTGGTAAGTACACGCCTGAGTTTTACTTAGAGAAAATGATGGATATTGGCGTAAATGCTAATTTCATGTTTTCAGCAACATCTGCTTCTTGGATTGATGCTATTAAAACCCGTGATGTATTTACATTGACCTTCGATATTACAGATACCAAAGGCAGTAAGTACTCGTTTAACTTCCCGCAACTTGAAGTTAAGGAAGCAAATCACCCTGATGGTGGTGGCGATGACATTATTACAATAGATATCAATTTTGCCCAAGTGCGTACCAGTCCAACGATTGTACGTGCTCTTGTGTAATCAACTTATTCAGTAACAAAGCCTATGGAAACCCATGGGCTTTTTTATTTCTAAAAATTAGAGGTTGTTATGGCTTTAAAAGTCGGAATTATTAAAAGCTCAGACGTATCAAAATGGTGTGAATACAAGGGTGCTGATGGCGATGTACAGGCTGAGTTCAAAGTCCGTGGTATCGCTTATAAGCCTTTTCAGGTAGCTATTGAACGGGCAGGAAACCAGATCTCGTCTAAAGGCTATGATGTGATGGTCAAAGATGAAGATGCCAAGCTTTACCACGAGCTTTTAATGGATGCATGCGCGGCCCACTTAATCGAAGACTGGAAAGGTGTGGTATTTGCCGAAATCGTAGACGGTAAAACTGTTGAGTCCGAAAAGCCATATACACCTGAGAATGCCTCAAAGCTTCTTAATCTTGGTGATATTGGTATTTCAATCTGGCTATTCATTAAAGAACAGGCCCAGAAGATTC